AAGTGGCGACGACAAAATGTCGGTTGAGTATACTGCAAAAGGTAATTCATGGGTGCTGATAAAAGCAGACAAAAAAGCCCAAGTATGGGTGAACTTACCAGATTTAGACCAAAACGTTGAAAAAACAATGGACGACGAATTTGTTAATTTGGAACCACGAATTCGCGAAAACAAAGAATACGCGCAAATGGTGGAAATAATGAAGTTAAACAAAGCTCATTTTGATGCTCAAATGAAAGACGAGCGGACGCAGCTTGAGGAAATGAGGCAGCAAATAGCAGCAATGCAGGCAAAAGAAACAGTAGCGGAGGAAGTAACAGAAGATGTTACAGAAGGTGAAGCCGCTACTTAGTTTTTTAAAGTGGATCCGGTTTTTGGATCGGATCCAATATTTAAAAGGCATTGCGCATAAAAAGCATACAGATGCTGCTTTAGACCTTATAGACGAAACCGCCCATAAGAACATAAATGTTGTTATAAACCAAAGCGAAAACGAATATATGTGGGTTCACCCGCAAATAGTCGAATTTTGGAAAGCGATGCACAAAGAGTGCAAAGCAAGGCGTATACCAATTAAAGCGTTTGAATTTTTGAGAACGCGAGAGCGTCAAGATGAATTGCACGCGCAAGGTAGGTCTAATGCAAGAGCAGGCCAAAGCCCACACCAGTATGGTTTAGCCGTTGATATTATCAGCGCGACTAAGGCGTGGGATTTGAGCAAAAAACAATGGGACGTAATAGGTGCCATTGGAAAAGAAATTGCCAGAAAGCGCAACATTAAACTGGAATGGGGCGGCGACTGGGAATTTTGGGACCCTGCACATTGGGAGGTAAAAGATTGGAAAAAATACAGACAAGCTTACAACCATTGTGTTGGGAACAGTATAAAGATTCCGGAAGAAACAAGGCTTCGCTTTGCTTTCTTGGAGAATATTTATGAAGTTATTCGGTCACGATAACGCGCAGGGGAGTTTACGTAAGTACAACTCCCCTGCCCCAGAATACACACCCTTGTTAGGATATGCATTTAGTGACACGCTTACGGCAAGCCCATGTGTATAACACCAACGATGTTGAATAATGGGGTTGAAGTAAGCTGTCGCAAATGCTGGCAATGCAGAAAACGAAGAGTTGACGATCTCGTTGGTAGATGCATTGCCGAAAGTAAGTTTGCAAAGCGAACTTACGCAGCAACACTAACATATGGTGGGGAAGCTGGGGTAAACGCAGCAACGCTAGTTTACAAAGACGTACAAGATTTTTTGAAAAGATTAAGAAAAAAATATTCGGTACGGTATATCGTAGCCGGAGAATACGGCACGAAAAAAAATAGAGCTCACTGGCATATAATCTTGTTTTTTAACAAGCAATATCCAGAAGTGGAAAACAATAAACGTGTGAATTGGGAATATTGGACTAAAGGATTTAGTTATTTCCAAGAACCAGATTGGAAAGGTTTTCAGTACGTATTAAAATATGTTCTGAAAGACCAAGACGAACGAGTAAAAGTTGGTCACTTGGCTATGTCCAAGAAACCGCCGTTAGGCGAACAATACTTTAAAGAGTTGGCAAAACAGCACGTAAAAGAAATGATATTGCCGCGCAATATATTTTATAAATTTAGAGACGTGCGAAATAGCAGAAACAAAATAAAAGACTTTTGTATGCAGGGCAAAACAAAAGATATGTTTATGCGAAGAATAAGATGGCGATGGTACAAAAAGTACGGAAAAGAGCCAATGAACGAATTATTTGAAGAATATTTCGAGAATGAAACAAGACGCGAAGAATTCGACGTTGAAATGGAAACGAAACGTTTACATTATAAACCCGTTAAATATGGCGAAAAATGGCATGATAAAGTGGTAACAAATGACCATTGGACAAGGGCAGATGTAACGGAAGTAGAATACCAAGGTATCCGTGGTATTCTATGGGAACATAAAGACGTAGCGGAAGTATATACGGAGCAAGGCGAATGGCAAAAAGTAGAAAAACATCACGTAAAACAAATAAAGCAGTTCGGAAAAGTAGTTACTCGACGCAAATACGACGAAGTGCTACGGGAACAACTAGAAAATACGTAAGTCCGCCAACTATAAGTATTGGAAGGACTGTAGTCGTTGGAACCGCCGTAACACCTGAGGTACGAAAAATACAAAGTAGGTTGCAATCAATAATTGCACCTACAATAACAACGCCCCTATCAGAAAAGAATAGGTCAGATAAAACAAATCTGCGGCGTCGGTGTAAGGAACGACCAACCCGTAACGAGGCACGAGGCGGAAGTGGTGGAAAACAATATATACCGTGGTGTAAAAAATAATTTGACAAAGTGTACGAATCAGAGATATACAGAGAACATCCACAGGTTTGTCCGGATTCATAATATATATTATACGAATCTAAAAGTACAAAACGCAAACTTGTGAACAAAAGTGAACAGGGAGCGAGATGTGCACAAATTTATTTTAAAAGAGCTACTAAAACCAACGTTACGTCGCGTGGGATCAATGATCGCAGGCGGATTAATAACGATGGGTGTAGCGCAAGAAGCAGCAGTTGCAATTGAAACAGGTGCAATAGCTGCAGCCGCAGTAGCAGCCGACCTAATATTTTCATATTGGGAGCGAAAGAATGTGGATTAAAGAAATAATATCTGGCCTTAGCTTTGGCGTAATAGGCGGATTTATTTTGTTCGTATTACCTATAATTATGGAGATATAAATGTTCAAATGGATCGAACGTAAAATATTACGTCCAATAATAAAAAACCCCGTAGAAGCAATTATAGGGGGTGCAGCAATAGCAACAATGGGACCCGCTGCTGCGGGAACAATAGGAAAATTAAGTGCAGGCACAAAAGTGGCCTTGGCATCAAGTGCAGCAAGTACAGCAGGCGCAATTTTAACAAGAAATGATGCTAAAAAAGAAAACACAAGGGTGTTGGCTGCAAATAAAGCTGAAAGCGAAAGAGTATACGAACGTAACAAAAAAGAAGTTGTAGAGAGCAGAGAATACAACACAGGAGTGCGTGAAAATTATTATGATAATTTGGTAAAAGACGCACAAAAGGCAGGTATTAACCCTTTAACAGCGTTACGGGCTGGCGGCGGTAGTGCATACGGAAATGCCGTCGCAGGAACAATGGCACAAGGTGTTATGATGGACGGGGTGTACGCAACCCCTACCCTGTCTAGGAATCCAATCGCGGCAGGATTGGAGACAGGCGTAAATGTAGGTTTAGCGGAATTTACAAGAAAACAAAATTATTCGCACGAAAGTAGAATGGACGAATTAAGCAAAGAATTAATGCGAGCACAAATTTTGAGTATGCGGTCGGATATGACGAGACAAAATATGGCGTCAACAATGCCTGCAGTGAGTAATGAAAATATTTCAGTAACATCAGAACCGCTTTTGCCTGGTCAATCGGTTACGTTGACTGAATTAATGGCAAAAACACCGATCGAAAGTGAGGTAAAAAAGACAGCAACTGGGGTTAATGTAGGATCGAAGATTAAACCAATATTAAGGCCAGTTATGTCGCCATATAGCAATAGAGTTCGATATGTTCCTTTTGATCCAGAGGAAGCAGATCCATTGAGCATTATAGGCGGAATTGGATTGTGGGCGTATTTTGGATTGGACGATTTAAGATACAATTCATTGAATAAATTAAGTCGCTACAAAGGAATGGGACCATTTATTGGTAAACCATACATGGGTCGACTCAATTGAAATGCACATCGTGCAGAAAAATAAGAAAAATAATTAAACGAATTATTAACAGGAGAAGAAAAAAATGAGAAATACAGAAATGATACCTAACGTCCCAGTCAGTTTTCAACGGACAAGACGTATGAGCAAAGGACGTGTATTAACGTCTGGTGATGCGGGTAAGATATTACCTATTAAAGCAGATCCAATATTACGCGAAGAAGGTTTCAGCGGAAATGTAAATGTATCAGTGGAAATGATGGAAACATCAGAAAAGCCAGTGAACGCTATAGTGGCGAAAGCATGCACATATTTTGTACCCTATTTAGCATTTGATCAGTTTAACGGGTCAATAGATGAATTAAATAGGAGTTATAGCAAAGAAAACGGAATAGCGGGGTCACCGATTAGTTTTTTTGAAAAAAATAAATACTATAACGGTTCAGCGGTCGTTACGGATAGTACACCAACAGATATGGATTCAGGCGATAACGGAAGAGCGACATTTTATGGAACTATGGGGCTACATCATGGTGTAGCAGACATGAACAATGCTTATGTGCAAGCATATAATGCGATTGTGAATCATAGAAGGAAAGCAAGATCAACAAGTTTAGCAGTGCGTAACGAATTTGAACATGATCTTGCGGAAGCATTTTGGCCAAACGAAGGAAACAGTCATATTATGGCTGATTTTGACCAAAAGCTTATAGACGGTGAAGTTGCCTTAAACGGGTTAACGTTTAGAGCGCCTTTGAGGTCTAATTATAAAGCAACGATTTCAGGTGCGACATATTATGACGCAGTTGGAAATAGTGGAGTAACAACAGCAGCATTCCCACATTCAGGTTCAGTTACTGATATAGGAGATAAATTTGAATGGAATGATCTTTGGGCTGAGTTAACAGCTGGCGGTGAAGCCACAATGTCATTAGCAGATATTGAACAAGCGCGTAAAACAGCAGCGTTTGCAAAATTAAGATCTGCATATGATGGGATAGACGATGAATATATAATCGATCTATTGATGCAAGGTATAACAGTACCAACAGAAATGATGAAACAACCAATGTTGATTGGATCACAAACAGGAATGTTTGGGTTTTCACAACGGTACGCAACCGATAGTGGAAATTTAGATGATACAGCAACAAACGGGTTTGTATCATTAGGGTACAGAGTGCGAGCGCCAAGAACAAGTATTGGCGGTATTGTCATGACATGTTTAGAAATTGCACCAGAAAGGGTTTGGGAACGCAAGAAAGATTATTTCTTGTATACAACAGATACAGACAATCTGCCAAATGCCCTACGGGACAGCTTGGACCCAGAAAAAGTTGCAGTGGTTAAGAAAAACCATCTGGACGTAAATCATAGTACGCCAGACGCAACATTAGGATATGCACCATTAAATCACGAATATAATCGTGATCAAATTAATGTAGGCGGTAAATTTTATAGACCGGCTAACGATGCATACACAGAAGTTCGGTCACGAATTTGGACAAATGAAACAACAGATCCAAGTTTGTCGACCGATTTTTACCTGTGCACAAATTTACATAAGAAAATTTTTGCAGATCAGGTAAGCGATAGTTTTGAGATCACAGCTGTGAGCGATTTAACTGTCGATACAAACGTAGTGTTCGGGGATCGCCTAATAGAGGCTGACGCGACATCAGACTACGACTCAATCACTAACTTAGTCGACGCAGCTCGAATTACTAAGTAGTGCAACGGCGGGGGAACCTCCCTCCCCCGCCATTTTATTAAAATTAAAAAGGTGATGAAATGAAACATTTTAAGGTTGGAGTTATAAACCATTGGAGCAATTATAACGTAGGTGACGTTATAGCATTCCCAAGCAATAGGCCGAGACGCGTAGCGTTTGAGGTCATCGCTAACTCACCCATAGAAATATGGGCTGATGTAGAGGATAGCGATCTAAGCAAGGCAGTACTCATAGCAAGTGGCGACGACAAAATGTCGGTTGAGTATACTGCAAAAGGTAATTCATGGGTGCTGATAAAAGCAGACAAAAAAGCCCAAGTATGGGTGAACTTACCGGACTTAGACCAAAACGTTG